ATCGCCTTCGGCCACGCTTTCCTTGGCACGCAGTTTGGCCAACACAGCACCGGCCACTCTTTCACCTGCGGCTTTGCTGCCATAACGCTCGCCGGCTGACTTGGCGATCTTTTCAAAGTTCTTGCCGGGCTTGCCGATGTCCTTGCCGGCACGTGCGGCTTTGGCCGAATATGATGCTTCGTCCACTTCCTTGGCCGCAGACTTCATGGGCTCAGTGCGATTGCCATCCCGGTCGAGATCCAGGAAGTCGGGTTTGCTTCCACGGCCTTCCATCAAGGGTTGGCTCGCGGCTTTGAAACGGTTCAGTATGTCGTAGATGTTGTCCATGTTATCTTCCTGTGGGTTGTCTGCCAGTGGCTGGCCGTGGTGGACGCTTGATAGCAGTCATGGGGCTCTTGATGCCCTGGGGTAGGTCATTGGTGGTTTCTGCGGACGGTGTGCGTCCACCGGCCACGGTCCATGTGGCTTCTGCAGCTGAGTTTTTCACTACCTGCTTGTCCCGGCCCACGGCTGAGTAATCCTTGATGAGATCGCGTTGTTCTTTGCTGTCTGCGGGATAAGGCGAGTTCAAGAGATCCTTGTTCTGATCTTCGATGCCTAATAGTTCTCGGTCCATGCCTTCGGCATAGTTCAATTGACTGATCACGATACGATCAGCATTCAGTCCGCACAGTTCTGCTATCTGCTGGATCTGTGGTCCTGTGGCAGGATAACGGAACACAGCATCCATGATATTCACGGATTCATTGGAGAAGGACGGAAAGTCCTGGGGTTGTGATAAGATGGGAGTGCTCTTGACTTCACCCACTGACACCGGATCAAACTTTTTGAGTTTTTCTCGGAAGCTTTTGACAAAGCCTGCGGGCACATCACCCACGATTTTGATGCGATACGCGAAGGTTTTTTCGCTTTCGACTAGATAATCTTTGAAGTTTTTCATATCAGGATCCTATGGATATATTTAGCGTTTTGGTTCTTTTGTGGCTTCTGCGGGCCGCAACAGATGCCGCAGGAGTTCATTGCGGTCCAACACATGTCCTTCAGCAGTGGGCAGATGTTGAGAGTCTTGATCTGATTCTCTGTCCAGTTTGAGTTTCTTCATCTGCAGGTCTATCATTTTCAGTTTTTTGTTCATCTTGGCAGTCTTGGCCGTGATGGCGTGTCCCAGCATGGTGCTGGCCACGGAAAATATCTCTGACGCATAGCGGCTGTCCACCTGCATGCCAAGATCCATGAGATTGTCAAATTCCTGCGTGGCTTTTTCGGCTAGTGCATCCATTTCAGCATCGGATGCATCCAGGCCTTTCACTGCTGGGAGGGCGGCTTCGATCTTGTCAAGAGCAGCCAGAGTCTCTGGCAGGACGGGCAGGTTTGTCTCGATGTCGTTAGTCGGCTCAGCAGTGTGGCTGTCTTGGTCGGTGGGAAGATCAAAGAGTTCTTCAAGTTTCCTCATGCGGATATTTACCGCCGATTTCCACCCTGCCGGAAGATGTCGTCTTCGGTGATAACCCGGAACTGCAGCCCTTGTCGTCGGCACCATTTGGTGGCAGCATCCCACTTGGAGTAGTTGACAGCAACCACGGCACGATCTCGTGCGGAGGCCTTGCTTTCTATCACGCTCTGCTTTTTAGGCTTGATCTCAATGACCTCGGCACACATGCGATTGTCCCGAGTGCGATAGGTAATTAGAAAGTCTGGCACATAGTTGGTCATTTTGCCAGTGAGAGGGTGGCGATAGGGTATCACTATGCTTTCGCTGGCCCATTGCAGGATGTTGTCATTGGTGTCACAGAATTTCATAAAGGCAAATTCCCAGCCAGATCGATATCTGGGCTCTCTCTTGCCCACATACTTCAAGGGGTTCATGACCTTGTACACACCCTGGGCAAACTTGCTCATGGCAGCACGTTGCGAGCAGTCCAGAAGTTGGGTGTGACTGCGGCGTTGATGCCCAACAGTGTGGTGGGACTACGCAGGCCATTGAGATAGTAGGCCAAGGTAGCAGTGAGCTGTATCTTGTCCATGTCTTCGATCTCGGCCAGCAAGGTCAGCACCGGTGTCTGTGTCTGATCCGCGATGCGGAACAAGGTGGCAGTGAAATTGGCCGCTGCATCCTTTGTATCAAACACAGACTCAAAAAAACTGTTGACCACGTCGTATTCGTTGGCGTCTACGTCTACTGCAAATTCATAAAATTCGTCGTAGACCCTGACTGTGAGATCCACTGAGGGATTGATGGTGTTTACTGATCCCATTATGTCCTACCTCGGGGTGGTGTGGGAAATATCGGTGCCTGCAATCTCTGTGTGACACCTTGCAGGGCACCAGGTTGGCCATTGATCTGTGGTCTGACCTGGCCAGGTATGGTGTTGCGTAGCACGTCTTTGATGCCGGCATTGGCTTCTTCTCTGGCGATGGCTTTGAGATCCTTGCCTTTAAACGTGTTGTAGGCCGTGCCGGCTTTCTGCACCGCACCTATCACGCCGGCCACCGATCCTGACTGCAGATCTTCGTAGATACCAAGGCCAGCATCCAACAAGCCACCTTGGCCAAGGATGCTCTGTGTGCCACCAGGACGACCCAATGAACTTTTGACCTGATCGTAGTATTGTGGATTGGCGAATCCCTGCACATTGGTGTCAGGTCGGCTTTTACCGATAGCACCCGAATAGTATTTCACAGTTTCATAGGCCACGGTCATGCTGTTCTCCATGGTGCCGTTGCTTTCAGAATAGTTGTACTGGTCATGGGCCCACTCAGTGATCATGGGATTGATCAGCACATACTCTACGAACTTGTGCTGGTTAAATCCGTAGATGGAAATGTCTCGGAAGAACGCAGGTTTTCCTGCTGCCGGATTGCCGCCAGGGTTGCCGCTCTGAGATCCATCACCATAGGACTCGCCCACATAACCCCAGTCGTTTACCTGCCGATCGTTGGCATAGATGTCTCGGGTGTTGTAGCCAAAGCCGGCTTGTCGATTGGCACTGGGACCCATGCTGCCATTGGTGGCGGTCTGGCCGCGATAGGGCTGATTGGGATCTTTGTAGTAGTAGGCATAGTAATTGTACCACATGTTGCGGATCAAATCTCCGCCGTCGTCATGGAATACTGCACGTATGGGTTGGTAGTCTATTTTTTTCTGCACCAGTCGTTTGCGATTGTACTGGTTCAGAGTATCCACTTGTACTTGGTATTTGGGAAGTTCGATGTTCTTGACCAAGAGGCCCACGGTGCTGGAGTCCGTGCCAGCGAATATAGTACGCAGGGCCGGTACCTCTGAGGTATTGATGTTGAAATACACATGGAACAGGAACTTGAGACGCGGCGAGTTTTCGTAGCCATTGGTACGAAAGGTCTTGCTCGCATGGGTATAATCTTTGAGATAGTCATTCCCAAAGAATGTTTTAAGGAAATCCTGCCCAAAGGCCATGGCAGGATTATCCTGTGATCACGTCGTTGACTGTTCTCGCCACTGTGGACCCAACACCTGTGCCCAGCGGAGTCTGCACAGCATTGTCAAAGCGTACGGTCATTGAAATGGTCATTGGTGCTGATTCACTGTATGTGGCGTCATTATAGTTCACTGAAGTGAGATAACAACCATACAATTCCCAGGTTTCCAGAACATTGGGCTGGGCCACACCATTGCCACCGTCCAGCACTTCAAACTTGGTCTGGAACTTGTAGTCGATGCCCGATGCTGCTGATGCCTGCTCCATGAAGTCCAACTGTTTCTGCAGTTGCTCGCCTACAAGGCGTGCCACTTGCCCAGACGCATCATCACGCAGATTGCATGTAACGGTTTCCCAAGAATACTTGCCTGCGAGATAAAGATTGCTGTTGTAGATCGGTACTGTGATCTCTTCAAACGTTACCGAAGGTCGGGCAAAATCAATAACCTGCTTGGTGAGCTCGGTCCTGGGGGTGCTCACACCAAAGTTTTCAAATATCACCCGGAAGCGGTATTTGAGTTTGGGCATGAGCAGGCCTTGGTTGGGATTGCTCTGATCGCTTGCCAAAGGCACCGTCATTCTTGTGAGTGATGAAACGGCCATATCTTGTTCTCCTTGATGCAATTATTTATGGCGTCAGAGGCCAAAAAAAATGGGGGTCATGGCCCCCATTTTC